CTACTAGGATTAACTATTTTTTCTTGCAATACCTCAACTAAATCTGGACGACTTTCTAAAAGATCACCTATTGGTTCCAATTTTTTCAATCTATTAATCTCTGATTGAGATCTATCATACATAGATTGGAACTTTTTAGTTTCACCTTCCCAGTCGGTTCCAGCGTCTGGCATTGCTTCAACAACCCCCGCATCTTGTGTGGCGGATTCTTGATATGATTCTTGTCCTGTTAATGTGTCCTGTTCTACGACAGTGTTTTTTATTAACTGAGATTCATTTGACATTTTTGCTTAAACTCCTTAAGATATCTCTACGCTTTTAGAGCTTGACCAAGACGATCTGCTTCACGCCTCAATCTCTCTGCTTCGAGCTTTACCTTATTTTGCATTTTGTTGGATTCAACCCTTCTATCTGCTTTGGCGTCTGAAACGATTTCAGAAAGCTTCGTTTTAGTTTTTTCAACTTCAACCCGCTTTCTATCGCTTACAGATTCCCTTGTAGCAGTTTGCAAGTCCCCTTGCAAATCTTTTACCTGACCCTGAAGCCCTTGAATTTGTTGCATTAACTGTTGCTTTTCGTCCATTCTTGCTAAAATCCCTTCTTTATCAAATATCTCTGGGTTCTTCTTTAGAACTTCGATTCTATCAACAAGACCCATTTGATATGCTTCAAGGTAGACACCCAGCTCTGCCCACTTACTTGTGGGTAATGTAGAACCAGGTTCAATTCTTATGTCGTGCTGGTCAAGTTTATAACGATCCTTAGCAATATCGAGTATTGGTTCTGTTTTGTCGTCATACAAATTGACCGTAGCTTCGTTCAAATTATTATTTGGCTGGGCAATCCGAAACATCTTTTGAAATGTATAGTGCCCCTTTGCATAATTATACAAGACCTTTCCAAGTCTATTTATGCTAAATTCAATATCTCTTAATTTAGACTTTGGTCTTTCCTGTCCAAGAGCCATCATTCTTTCAGTTCCCCGAACAGTTTCTGGTGCTTTCTCAGAAAATCCGTGCATCATTTCAGGTAAACCAAAGATAAAATCTATATAAAACTCACATTGCTGAATTAATCTGTAGAACTCAGCTGCTAGAGGTTGGGGAGCTGGAAAGTGTGGCTCTCCTTGAGATGAATCCACCTCAATGACTGCGTTTGGATTTGCCCAATCTTTCTCTAACTGGTTTAAGTCTTCAACGCTTCCCAGCGGAACTAATAGCTTTAATCCCGCAGATGCCTGTGCGTGTGACAGTGCAAGCGACCAAACCTTATTTAAAAGTCTCTGCATTGGTCTCGCCCTAGATACATCGGATTTTGGATACGGGCTCTCTGTCCAAATGTTAGGTAGTGGAACTATTGGATAGATGTCTGTATTTAAGACAGACTCATATAAGACCACCTCTCCAAGAGTAGCACACACTTTAACTCTATTTTGTGGAACTTCTACTATTTGTACCACTCCATTTTCGATGATATCAGAGTTTTCTTCCATATATCGCTCGATATCAACATCGTTAAATACATATTCTTTACCATTGCCAGTGTCCAGCACCCTGTAAAATGGAACCTTGGTTTTATAATATCTTTCTAAAATTTGATATTTTCTAAACTCATACTGATCTAAGTATTGAGTTTCAGCAGGTGTATATACCTGCATTGAATTTTTATTTTGTGAATTTGGAAAATCCTCTTCACGATAAGCAGAAATACTATCAATCAAAGGCTTTATTTCTTCTCCAGTTTCAGGATCTTCCTCTATAGCAAGTTCGGGATAGAGGGCGACTACTTGCTCTCCAGTTAATATAGTAGACAATAAGATGCTCTCGGCGTCCCCAAACCATCGATCTCTCGATGATGGGGGCACATACACCCTAAATGGATTAACATTTGTGAACTTAACATCGCCCCTCCCGAAATCAGCTTCTGTATCAACATACACATAAAGATATCCCAATCCAGATATCGCATAGTCATGGATTGCCTGTTTCATGTGTGCGTCACCAGTAGAAATATCCCAGACAAACCCAAGAATAGTTCGCCAGACGTTTGATATTTTAACGTCCGAGTCTTCTCGTGGGGTTATCGTAAAGGTTGGTGGTCGTGATGTTAGTGTGGCTTTTAATTTCTCAACCGCTGGAGAAATTCTATCCATAGGAACATCTGCCTGATTACGAGTCTTTAGCTCATCAGACTCTTCGGCGGTAAAATGATTACCTAAATAAAAATCTATATCTTTGCGAGCCTCAGCATCCCAGTCAGATCTGGCGTCACGCCAGCGTCTATATAAATCCTGGTTGTAGTCGGCCCTTGGGTCGGTTTCCATTTATTGCCGTATTCCGCTTTTATCTATAAGTTCATTTAATTGGTCATCTGTTAAAACATTTATGCTGTCCTTGTCTACCTTATAGGGGTCTACTGTTCCTGCGTCCACTAAAGAATCATAAACCGTCCATTCTGTTTTGGGTTTATACTTCTGAGGAAACCACCTAAATAAATCTGGTCCATGCCTAATATAGGCTTTATACTCGTGTTCATCTAGACCCAGCTGACTCATTGGCGTTTTATGGTACGCTTGTTGCCCGCCCGACATTGGAACTTCCTGTGGTCCTTCTTCACCCTCTGACATTGGGGGTTGAACAGGTCCACCTTGCTGGTATTCTTTTACATATCCGCCTTTTTGCAATGCGCCAAAAGCCCCAACCTCAGATCCTTGTGACGGTCCCTGTTGGAATTGTTGTGGCTGTTGCATTTGTTGCATTGCGGCCATTGCTGCTAATTTTTGTAATCCATCAGCGTCCTGTGATTTTTCTCCAAACATAGATAACACATCACCCATTTGTTCGTCGTTTTGATTATGCATAACTTCTCCCCCTTCGTGCATACCTAATATTGCTTTTAAAAAATTTGCATCTTGAGGAACCCCAGTTACCTCACCACCTTGAAATTCGTCACCGCTCATGATCTGTCTTGATTTATTCCTAAGCTTGTCAAACTTCTTTTCGCCCATCATTATCATTCCCAACTTTTCCCACATTGGTAAATCGTCAAAATAAACCTCTGGCTCTGAAGCTGGCTTTCCAAAAGGGGCGAAATCTCCTTGGGTTCCCGCTAGTTTTTCTAGCGCAAGCCCACTAAGTTCGTCTGGCATATCTTGATATGAGGTTAAAGAAGAGGTGTCTGGTCTTCCTGGGTCAACCATCTTTAAATAGTCAGATTTCAACGGGCTCTGTTCCCCTCTAAAGCTTAAATCCTGTTGCGGTGTTGACGATAGATAATCCTGATACCTTTGAGTCATTACCCCTTCTGGACCAAGCTCACCTAGCGGAGCCTCATCACGCCTCAGAGCTAGTTCTTGTTGTGGGGATGCCGACAGCATTTCATATTTTTTAGCAATCTTATTTAAAGCTGGTAAGCTACTGAGGTAGCTTTGCTCTGTTTCTGTGTATTTCGGCGTTGCTTGCGCAAGGGACTTCTCTAGTAGGGTTTTTTCGTCTTGTCTCCTCATTTCTAGACCTGACGGTCCCTGAAGTTCTGGATTGTCAGACATAAACTGTTTTACTTTTCTTCTGCCTTTTATAAAATCAAATAGCTGATCTGTTGTTGTATCAAAGTCTGCATCAGATAAATCAGAAAACCTTTGCTTTCCGCCAAATAAGCTTTTTAAATCTGAATACTTTTCTGCGGTGTCACCAGTCATTCCACTTATAACGCCACCTTCTTGATATCCCATAGGAGATCTTGCGTTCTCGATCAGGGCTGCTTCACCTAATCGGTCGACATTATTTAGCATTTCAAGCCTCTCAGGACCAATTTGTTCAGCCGCATCTTTTCTTATTACAAATTCCCCTGGTGTAAGCATTGCTGGAACCGTATCTGTGTTCTGTTGCATCATTCCCTTATCTTAAAATCTGCTTTGCTCTTATTACTGAATCGTGGCATTTTAATATTAACCAGCGTAATCTATTGCAATTACCGTAATAACCAAACCTTTTCTATTAAATTTTTGAACCTGTTATCCAATTGTATACCTTCTGAACTGGTCGCTGTGTTCTTTCTTCAATTTCATCCTCATATTCATCCACATCCATTCGTGTACTCTTTGGGGGTCTGGCATAATAATCAGCGTAGTATAAACCATCCATAAGGTCATCGTTGCGTGGTTTAGGGTGTTCAAATATCTCATCCACCAGTTCGGTCATGTCTTCTCTGATATAAAGCTTCTTACTGTTGATTATCGGACCTATTGACGTTTCAAGCCTATCTTGCTTCTTTATTCCTGGTGGTGGCTTCACACCTTTGAAAACCCCAGGCATTAGCCGTCTTTCTTTGGCTGACAAGCGAGTAACCATATCTCTAACCATTTCTTGCGCAGCCACCGTTTCAATTGTAACCCTCCTCACAGGGTGATACTTCTTAGTCATTTCTATTATTTTCTTTGGAACGTCAAAAGTGGGGATTCGTTCCCTAAAATATTCTAAAACATACCTATTCTTGTTGGAATCCATCCCCATTACAAGAATTACTTGATAGTCTGACGTTTCAGAGGCGGTAGCTGCTAGGTCAACACCGATATAAACATTGATCGGTATGGCGTGATCTCTGTCTGCTAAGTATGAGAATCGACCTTCTGACTTGAATTGGTAGCTGTGGTTCTGTACCCGATCGATTTTAAACGCTGCGGAACCCAGATCTCTAGCGTCATTCATGTATTCTTGGGCGTATTTATTAACTAGCCCAGCCTCAATGAATTCTTTCTTCTTCTTTTTTAGTTTTTCAAGTGGAAACTGTTCAGGCCACATTGGATTTTCATTTTCAATTGCCCGCTTAAAGACCACATCCCAAGAGTATTTACTGCCGTCCTCTTCGGATTTTCTATATCCGTCGTATGTCATCTGTAAAAAGCTGTCAAAGTGAACGATCGTCCCTGCCAGCCAGATCCAACCTTCTCTTCCAGGGCTTTCCTCTAACGCTGGATATACCGTTGAAACCACCCACTTCTTTATTTCAGACCGTCTTTCAGGTGTTTTCGTGTTCAGTTCAGACTCAAAGTCATCTAAAATGATGCCAGTATAGCGAACATCCACTTCAGCACGACCACGCAGCCTCTGATTGGTTCCTTTCGCAATAATTCGGTCACCCCTTGCCGTGACCAGATCTTTCTCTGTCCACCGCTTTCCTACGATACCCCCGTCCATATTGCCAAAATAATACTTGATCATCTTATTATCTTCAAAATGCTGCCTCATATACTTGATATGGTCGATGGCCTGTGTCTGTTCTTCTGATATCCAGGCAAAGAAATGTTGTTCATCTTTAGCTGTGAAGCATAATTTGTGAACAATTGCAGCTTTTGATAGAATTGACTTTCCAAATCCCCTTGGAAGTATAATACAGGTCCTGTTGCCAGGTTTGGTGTTGATGAGCTTTTCTGCTACATCATAGTGAAAGTCTGGAGATTTGCTCTTATTTAGGAAGTCTTTCGGTAAAAAGGCCTTTCCAAAAAAAATTAGGTCGTTATAGGCGTTCTTCAGTACTGAATCACGCTCCGCCATGATAGACGGGGGTGGTGTTATGTTAAAGCCAGCGTCATTCATAGATGCTTCTTGTAGTTATAACACCCACGATGACCAAACAAATAACAGCAACTGGCATTGCCTGCGGGCTATCCTTGAGTCCCCACGCAACAAAAATACATAAAATGATCTTCAGCCCCGCTATGATCTGATCCCACATGGGTTTTACTGCTTTTTTAGGTTTTTAAAGACCTTCGTCATGAGCTTGGTCGTTTTCTGTTCTTTGCTTTGCTTACAGCTCGCCCGTATAACATAGTCAGTATTTCCCCATTTTTGATGCTTTGGATAGCTCCAGAAGTATCTCTTGCTTGATTCTACGAACATTTCGGACAAATTGTTTTTTGTTTACCATATTTGGGAAAGTCTTTATAATAAATAACTTTGTCCATATCAGCAAAATCCTTATAATATTTAGTATCGTAACAAGTATCGCATACAGGACATAGCCGAATCGCTTTATCGGCAGTTCTCCCATCTAAAGTGGCGTCATCCGACGTTTCAATCCTCGACCTGTCATAACTCACCGCTTCCAATATTGTTTTTTTCTTCAAGTGCTGGCCTTGTAAATGCTTCTAGTTCTTGCTTGGTAAACCCACGAATTTCTTTTTGTAGCAGTCCGATCGTCTGACTTTTCTCTTTTGGCATCATTCCACGCATTTCTGCTGCTAATTTTATGTAATTAAACTTAACTGAGCCCTTTTCCGCCAGAATGCTCTCCCTCATCTCTTCAAGCAGCATATCCTCTGTTATGTTCAATTCGTCCATTTTGTCTGCTAATTTTTCATTTATCACTTTTTTGATCCTCTTTTGTTTTAATAACCATGATGAACGCTCTTTTGCGTACATATAGTTGTTCGTCTTGTACAAGTGCATATAAGCAAGTTCTCTGGGCACATTGCCAAATATGAGATTTACGAACATGATCTCCATTTCAGTTGGCACATCCCTGTCTTTATACGCCCAGGGGTCTTGTTTGGAGAAGGTATATATATTTTTGTGCGGTTCACCAGAGATGGGGTTATTGCCCTTATATGGTCTGAACTGACCTAGTACAGTACGAATATATGGTGTTTTTGCGCCAATGGTACCTGTTTTCAGTACCTGACTCATAACACCGTTCTTTGCTTCGACCCAATCACCCTCTTGTGCGGTACCCGCATCCGAAATTTTTACATTTTTATGCTTTTTTAGTAATTCTTCCTTATTTTTGTAAGCATAATGGGTGATTCCCTTTATTTTTCTTTGGAATACAGGACCAGCGCTCCCAACCTGATCATTGTTATGACCGAACTCTATATCCCCCCGACTGGTCCTAGTTTCCATTTACTTCGTTTCCCCATACGAAACACTTCCCCTTCTGTATTTCTATCACTTCTACTTGAAAATTTCCACTATCGCTCCAGGTTATGATACCAAAAGCGTGATTCCAATTATGAAGCCGACCTCTTAACCATTTGTTCTTTTCGGCTGACATATCCTTAAGACACCCAAGAGACCAAGCACCAATAGTACCGCTATCCAGCTTAGTAAGAGAATGGCGCTGTACGTCATGAGTATGACCATAAACGATATTGCTGCCATAAGCTTCAAGATGCTTCTTTGCATGATAGGTAGTGGCGTAGGCTCCATGTATAAAATTTAATTTACCGATCTTTAGAGGACGATTAAAACTGTAAAATTTATATCCACGCTCTTTTATACGGCAGCTGTTCTTAAAGGCCATATGACCCATATATGGATATTTTTCCACGAATCGATTGGTCCAATCGTCGTGATTTCCCTCCAACATGAACTTATTAGTACATTTTACCTTATTTAAGGCGTTATCAAACAGATCCAGCCCCTCATTGATAAGAGCGGTTTCTTTTTCAATGATAGGTATTTGATATTCCAGAGGAGGTTGTTTCTTATCTCGCCATTTCCACGCTGAAACCGAGTCCCATTCACCGACATCGCCAAGATTGATAAAGGTATCAGGCTTTACGATCTCGATTGCTTCTAGAGCACAGTTAACAGCAGGTGCGTCCTGGATAGGAAAGTGCTGATCTGGTATGACTATTGCTAGTTTAGGCTTCGGCCTCATATGGTATGTGGAGTTCAGAAATTAAAATAGGTATTTCGAGGTCCTTAATGAGCTGTAATAGCTCTTGCAGGGTTTCTAGATTACCGCTTGTCTCAAAAAGACTCGCAGCTTTCTTTAGCTCTAACAAGCTTTCACCCAGACTTAGTTCCGTTATCAGTGGGCTTTCCACCATTTTTATCCTGTTTGTCATCGTTCTGTTCGGATTTCCCATTCTTTAATGATCTAGATGGTAACTGTCTGGAAAGCTGATTCTCAAAAGACTTTCTAGACACTTCTAGGTAGTATGCTTCTTTACGAAATCCACCAATCTTTTCATCGAGATCTCGCAAGACTGCAATTGAGGCCCGTGCGTCAGCACTTAGGCTCTCTACTTCATAGAGTTCTCCACCTATTTCTATCGTTTGTTTTTCCTGGCTTGGCATTAATTGTCTCCTTTTAGGTGATTTAAAGTTAAAACAAATAAAAGCAAGCAAGCAATAAAGAATTTTGTATTATTTGAACTTATCAACGCCTATATACTGTATATATGTATATATACTATATATTAGGTATATATATATGTATTATAAATAATAAATCTTCTTTCTTCTATATACTTCTTTTTCTTTCTTTTATGTTACTTTTCTTTCTTTTTCTTAATTGTGTAAAAAAAGCAAAGTTATCCACATTATTTCACAAGTTATCCACAATTGACTGTGGAAAAGTCCTTTACCTTGATCAGCCAAATCTTTGTAACTTACTGTATTTTAGGTATTTAGGGTGGAGAAAGGCAAAAAAAATTCCCAAAAAATTTTCACAAAAAGTTATGTGATTATGTCTATCTCTCTTTTATTTATTGGGGGCACGGGTTCAAATCGCGAAAATATATGTATAATAAGGTTGAGTTTTCGGTTCTGTTTTGCCTTGGGGGGCGCCTTAAATATTAAAGAATCCAGGCGGAGCGCCTAATAATTTTAAGTGATACGCCCATAATGCCTAAGATCTGTAGGTTGT